CACTTTAGATGATGCATATCTATCTCCATAGACAATATAACCACCAATCGCAAAATGATTAGCTTTACTATTTTTATGTATTGACCCGGATTCATCTAAATATACGTAAATTTTCATAAATTCACCTCACAAGATATTTTATCTTATAAATTTACTCAATACAACAACGTTAATGAAAGGACGTGTCATATTATGCCTAGAAACTCTAGATTTAGACGCAGACCGAATAATACAGGTACCGTGGTTAAATTATCGGGCAAGAGAAGAAACCCCTTCTGTGCTCGTGTAATGAGTGATGAAAGAGATATAATAACAGGCAAGAAGAAGTAGATATGTATAGGCACCTTTGCAACTCGTGAAGAAGCATTGAATGCCTTATCTATTTATTCTCTAAAGAGATCAAGCAGCATAACAAATGAAGAAGCAAGGAACCTCGCGCCTGATCTGTTTGATAGAATACAGGAAAAGACTCAGAAGAGAGTACCAACATTCAAAGAAATCTTTACTATCATAGACAATGAAACCTTTATTAAGAGAACCGAAAAAGGACACAAGAATATTCTGAATGCTTTTAGCCACCTTGATAGGCTGTCAAATATGCCTGTCAATATAATCACATTAAGAGACATGCAGAACATATTTGACGGAATGGATACTGGTGTAAGTGTACAGAGAGATATGAAGTACATCTGTGTCAAAGTCTTCGAGTATGCAGTAATGCACAAATATATCAGTAGAGATGATGATTATTCTACTTATATAAAAATAAAGAGCCTTCCTAAGTCAACAATGCATAAGGCCTTTACACTTGATGAAATAAAGAAACTCAAGAAACTAGATACACCAGAAGCGCATGTGCTGCTTATTTATATCTATACAGGGTGTAGGCTTTCTGAACTCCTCTCACTTGATAGAAAACAGATACACATAGATGAGCCTTGCAATGATGACGGAGTAGAGAGAAAAATCAGTTATATCATTACAGGGTCCAAGACAGAAGCCGGAAGAAATAGAATCATTCCTATACATGACGGAATAAAGCAGTATGTCATTGATGAACTGATCAATAAGAAAGAAAGACTATTTGATTCAAAAAGAACATGGTTTTACATGACTGTTCTCTATGCCCTCAATGATCAGCTAGACATGGACCACAAGATGCATGATACAAGAGATACTTTTGCTTCTCTTTGTCAGCTTTACAACGTTGACATTTACATCAGAAAGAAAGTACTAGGGCATAAGCTTAATGATATCACCTTTGATATCTATACTAATGCCTCAAAAAATAAATTGTGGACAGAGATCAACAAGATAAAATTCTAGCGTTCCATGAGCGTTCCAAAAGAGTGCCAATCAGAGTGCCAATCAGAGTGCCACATGACACTTGATAAATAGCACTCAGGATTATATAATTAGGTTGTATATATGATGTTAAAATTGGCTTGTTTCCTAGACTTTTTGCCCCTTGTTACTGATTCGTTACTAGTTTAGTACCTACATAGTGGCACATCATATAATTTTTAACACTTATTATAGACAATATTTAGAAAGCAAAAAAGGACCAGAGCAATTAAGCCCTGGTCTTTTCTTATGCTTTAAATTGTTATGTAGTCGAGATTTAGTCGAGTTTAGTCAACATCTTTATGAATAACCTCATAATAAAACTTAAATTAGACTTTTTTCAAATACTTTCTAGCAACCCATCCACTAGGAATCTTTGCCCAATCTCCATCGAATTGAGATACAGTGACACGAGTACCGTAATTAAGACATCCATCCTTATCGTAATCGTGGGCTTTAGCATTCTTAGTTAATTCGTTATGTGTCTTGACTCTGTATTTCATCCCTGGTCCTGTACGGACCTTTAAGTCGCTAGCAGTAATCATATAAGTACCTAAAGCGTTGGATGTATTTGTCTGTGGCTTAGATGGTGCAGTTGAAGTATTAGTCGCATTTGCATCATATTTAGGTAAGCCATACCCTCTGATGTATCTGCCGTTAACCTGTAGTTTTCTTCTTCCTACTGCATCGTTCTTATTGCCTTCGATAACAGTAATAGTATTACCTTCTACTTTTTCGACAATGCCGACGTGATCAGATGAACCTTTATTATCTCCGACGCCTTTGTCTTGCCAGTCATAGAAGATTACATCTCCTGGAGATGGTACATGTGCATCATCTTCACACCATCTACCGATTTTCTTAAATCCATTAATCATCTGATTGCAAGAACATTCAAGTGGAATGATATCTGTGTAGCCCACCTTAATTGCACATGCTGACACGAAAGTAGCACACCAAGAATCTGTATACTTAACTTTATATCCACGTGCTAGTGGCTTGTGCGCATTGTATACGTCAATGATTTTTTTGTGTGTTCCATTTGACTCTTTACAACCTAACCATCCTCTAGCGACATCTAAAATAGTATTTGCAGTTTTTCCCATAATTATTCCTCCTCAAAGTATGCACCAATACCATAATTTGACGCACACATATATTCGATTCTGCACCCTCTTGCTTTGTTCCATCCTTTTAAAAAGTAAGCAATATCTGCAGTTGATAATAATTCAATAGATTTACCAAGACACCACAAAGGAGCGCCTCCACCATCCATATAACTATCAATAATTTCAGCATCATCACCATAGAGACTTTTAATTTTTTTGATTGCTTTCATTCTATTATGTCTGATTTCTTCTTCAGACAAATCTTTCATAGGTTGCGAAATAAAAATTTTCATTTCCTTACTTCCTTTCATTTAAATAAAAGTGAGAGGCGCACACGTCCTCTCACAACGATATCTATAATTTAATACACACATTCTTTTCTTTTTTATACGCATCAAGATACATTTCTTTTTTATCTCCATTGTATGTACACTCGAAATACATTCCGTCTAACAGTGTAGTTGATAACAGTGCCTTGTTATTCTGTAGTGTTTTACAATTCCATACCACATAGATATCGAATACATCTAGTTCAGTTTTTGGATAATGATTATTTACATATTTTCTAAGTGTGAAATTCTTTTTTCATGATCATCTAATTCTTTGGAATGTGCATCTAGTCGTGCATCCTGTCTTCTGTTATCAGAAGCCATGTAATCCAATGCAGTTGTTAGCTTTGTAATGCTATTGTTTAATTTTAAGACAGGAGTCATCACTCCAATCAATGCACCAACGCCAATAATAACGGTATATACTGCCTGTGCCTCAGTCATTTAAGCATCCTCTCTTTCACCTTCTACGAATCGTGTAAATGCCTGATGTAATCCTGTAGATGCTAATCCCATTAAAGCACCATAAACAATCGACTCAACAGACATACCACTCACGATCATATTAAGAACGGCCCCAATAATTGCCAAGATTGTTGGAATATACTTATTAGGCACCTTATCAAAAGATGTCTTGATGATGTAGCCAACAACTAGGCATGCAACCATGACAACTAAAACAAAATACTGTGTTAATTGTGTAAAATCCATAATTATTTACCTTCCTTTTCTTCTGCTAAGTCTTCTCGACCTCTTTTGATTAGTTCTTTTACAACCCTATCACGAATTCTCAAAGGCACATCATCAATGGTCTTTAATCCTTTGATGATTAAATCAGCATAAATTTTATGCATTAGTATCGCCTCCCATATTTTCATAGATATCGCATAAAGCAAGTTGTAACTCAGTTACATTAGACTCTGTTTCTGTTAGTCTTTCCTCAATCGTTGGTTCCTGGGGAGTCTCAACGTTTTCATATTTAGCCCATTCATAGTGTTCATAAATGTTATTGGTATCCTCTGTGTAAGTAGTACTAACAATATATGAGCCATCAACTACATTAGTATCATGGATTAACTCTTTAAACCCTTTCTCCTTGAGTTTCTCATCATTATTGATGTAAGTAGTGCCTTTATCAATAATGTACTTAGGCGCTCTTGTGAGTGAGCCGTTTTCTAACTTGTATAACATGTTTATCACCTCTATTTCATCTTGTATACATTAAAAGAGATTGACTTCTGTTCGTTTGTTGCAATTGCTTGATTACCTATTTTAACAGTATTATTTGATAATCCGTAATTAGATTCAGATCTTCCACCACTTGCAGTATTAGCACTAGCACACATAAATGCATATTTGCCATTAATAATACTTACAACAATCACGATATTATCGTAATTATCTGATGGAATTAATAAGTAAAATGAGTTATCCTGTGCTGTAAATGACACGCTAACTCTGCCCCATGAATTAGTGCCGTTTACTGTATCAACTAAATCAAACATATCATTCTCAACCTCTACTTTCTTAAATAATAAAAATCTTCTGTTTAGGAGGCTATTTGCACCCCCCCCGTTGTAGTTAGGCATAGTTAACACCTCACTTATGACATGACCAAGACTCTGATTCTTGAGCCTTTTCCGACAGGTACTTTTTTATTGATTACTCTTAAAATGGTCGGTCCGTTATACATATTTCCATATCCAAAGAATTCATCTATTTTTTTGAAAGATGAACTTTTTAATCCAAATACAGATGGAGCATATACACCTATCATGTCATTATGTCCCAATTCAGAAATATTCGTTAAATCAATCTCTTTGTAATACGAACTCTGTGAAGCGAATCCACTTGTTAGATTAGGCAAATAATTACCGTTAATAAATGTAAAAGGATACCAACCACTTTGCGAATACAAAGAAATTTGTATATTACCTAAAGCGTCAAGTGTTTTAACAGAAGGCGCTTCGAACATTATCGTGATAATAATTTTCTTAGCGTTCTGCATCTTTTGAAAAAATGTAGCATCAACATTCATCACTTCGTGATATGTATCTGTTACACTCAATTCTTCAGACACAGTGTAATCTAATATCGTTTCCCACGTACCCATGTCTTCACTTCCTTTACTCTTCAACATCATTCGTTCGTTTATCAAATCCATACTATCTCAACCTCACAATCGCACTCGTACCGAGGATATTTACCTCATACGTGCCTTTAGTGACATCATCACTATTGGATAATGTACATCCTTTTAAAGTCAGCACTGTAGGTGTAGAACCACTTGTAAACTCAAAACCACAAATAAACATTTTATCTGTTCCGACTGTTCCTGGTGTGATTGTTAACGATGCCATTGTAGGGAATACATGATATTCTCCACTATTAATCGTAACGCTTGTATCACTTGCAGTATGAGTTATCTTTTTAACTCCTAGGTCAGTACTGTTTGCTTTCTTATCAAGTTCAGCCTTAATAACTTTATTTTGTACTGGATTAACACTAGTACTAGATAGTGTAGTATCTACAGTGATAGATGTACCTGTTCCACCTGTGAAGGTATCAATCTTATCACGCTGAGCCTTTGTGACCGTCACGTGATTGTTGTCTTCTGCTAACTGTGACAATTTACTTGGAATTGTAGGCTTATTCGCCAACGAATTATAAGAGCCGTTAAAATCACTCTTATTGTTCCATCTGGATTTTTCTGTGTCTGATACCAATCTATGAGTAGTGTCATCTCCAAGTTGTGACAGTTTAGTGGGTACAGTAATCTTAGCAATCAAGCCGTCAACTTCTGATTTTGTGTAAAATCCTTTAGCTGCTACTTTTGTGGCGATTGTGTTTAACTGCTCGTCACTGATGTTCATGTTTTCGACCTTATGCTTCAAGTCTTCCAATACGCTTGGATATCGCTCCTCAATTGCTTTATCTGCATCTGTATGACTGCCAACTAGTACAGTAATGTCCTCAGACCCCCACTTTTTAATGATGGCGTTATTACTGTCATATTTGCGTCCACAAAGGTTGATCGTGGCTTTTCCCTTTGCCTCAAACAGTGTTCCTTTTAAGAGACATTTTACAAAGATGTATTGTCCATCTTCTTCTTCTTTAGTACAGTCTAGCTTATCACCATTTCCACATGATGATGTGGTATTCACGTAGAAAGTCAAGTCGGTTAAATCAATATCAGAAGCCTTATTGATTCGAAATGTAAGAGTATGACAGGAGTCATCATTTACGACCCCAATTTTAAAGTTGCTATGTAGCACTGCCTCTCTTGTATCAGCATCTACATAGATGATATTTTCATTGTCCATTTAATCACCTCTTTATTAAGCATATGAATACGTATAAAAACCACATACATAATCATCATATGTTGTATTTTTTAAAGCCGTTAAAGTGAAATTGCCTGCCGTTATATCATTAGTTTTTGGATAGAAACGAATAACTAAATTATTTGATGGGCTAGGCACTGGAATGAATACGTTGTTTTTTGGCTTTTTATCAGCAGGAAATCCCGTCCACATGTAACCCATCGTATTCCCTCCAATTACAGCATTTATCAGTCCATCCCAATTTAGTTCAACTAATTTCGCACCTTCGTTATATCTATATTGCAATTTGACACCGCATCCATTTACTCCGCATGGTATCCACTCACTCCACACATTTTTAGAAACATTTTCCATCAACTCTCTGATACTCATATATTCCTGACATTTACGCTCTACAGATTCGATATTTAAGCCATTCAGATGCACAGCGTATAATACTAAGTCTCTTGTGCCTGCACCGCTGTATATGTCGGTCTGATTGTATGATGGTTCTGCTCCACCTGCTGACCCTTTAATAACTGTAAGAGTATGAGTCTCTTTTGTGCCTGTGGTTGTAAATCTTGCTACAATCAAGTCAGTTCTCTTCACTCCACTTGTACCATTTTCAATGCGTACCGTTTCGCTCCCAACGATTCTCATAAAACGGCCATAGTTGCACAGGATGCCGTCATTAATCTTGATTTCATTGTTGGAAACAATTTCAGCCGTCATTCTGCTTCCTGCGTGTAAAATGCCCTGAAAGTCATATAACGCTAGATACATATAGCCATGTAGTTCTGCACTGACTTCAGCATCTGTAATATTAATGTTCTTTATCACTTCGCATCACCTACCTTATAAGAAATTGAAATATCATCATCACTAATCTTGATTATTTTTTGAGTTATCGGCTCCTTGAACGATATGCCTGTAATATTTTCTTTTGCTCCAACGATGTCAAAAAGTTCTGCATCATCAGCATCAAAAGAGATTTCTAATGTGTCGCTCTCGTTTGCTTCTGCTACCTTTTCAGTCGCATTCTTGATTAATTCATCACGTTTTTCAACATTTACATCTTCATGTTTATAGGTTTTTCTGTCTAATCCAGTATATGTCTGATTGGATTCGGACCATGATCCATCTGCTTGCAAGTATAAATTAACTCTTAATCTATCCAATAATTCGCCTTTTCCAAGGCACAGGATATGATTGTATGGCTTTGATTCAGTCTTAACGGTCATATCTATCTGATAGTCATTGTCATACTGTAGCGTGTCGCTCAAATCGTTGATTTTTTCAGCATATAGATGGACTTTCCCATCTATCTGATGTTTGAGACATAGTCTCGCATTACTAGCGCCTAGCGCCTTCTCTAGTGCCTGTAAGAGATTGATATCACGCACATCATATTTAACATTGATATTACTAGCGCCTATATTATCGACTACAAATAAACCATCGAATCTGTCACCAATCAACGCATTGATACATGTATTAGCTTCAGCGTTCAGACTTAGATATGCACTTCCTGTTGGTGGTTGTACATATTCTTTTTCCAGTAATCCTCTAAATGTAGGGCCTATCATAGTGATGGTATTGCCTGATGTATTAATCTTTAAACGCTGGATTATTCCACCAACTTCACTATCTTCCTTGTAAAATAGAGACCCCACAGTAAACAAAGGGTCTCTATCTTCCAAGGATAATGCCAATTCAAAATCGTTCTTTGATATGCCGTATTTTCCGATTTCAACATCAGCATCAAAATGACTGAGATAGCCTAATTCATTATAATCAGCATCCGTATAGATATATTCTAATCCCATCTAGGCTCACCTCTTCTTTCAATCAAGACTATGTCAACTTTTTCAACTCCAACTGTAGTTATGTCAAATGAGCCTTGAGGTATCTTCTTAAAAGCATCATATGACTTGTTACGACTGTTGAATATATTAGACTGCACTCCATTAGAAGAATATTTTGTGATAGTCTTCTTGAACGTGTCAATCTCTGCATATTCTTCAGCGTTCAAGGTCACATATAACTGATAAGTATTGTCACTGATATTGATTATAGGGTTCGTACATCTTCCATATATTCGCATAATCATGTCCGTATCAGTAAATGAATCATTTACAACATTTACTGTTTTGGGGACTGAATACGTAAAAGGATACGTGAAAGGATATTTAGTGACTGTTCTCGAACTGCTGGAAGTGAAGTCAGCTGTATATGTTGTCTCTCTTATCCAATAAGAGTCGTCTGTTGTGATTTCAACACTTAAATATAAGAGTCTCTTATCAATTAGATATTTACTTTTAGTGGACTTGATAGCATAGCAATAATATTTATAACCGTTTATTTCGAAATATCCTTTCTTTTTTTGAAGTACATCTATTTCAAAATGCTCATAAAATTGGTTTTTAATCTCATTGGCTTTTTGCTGATCAACAAGGAAAACAAAAGGAATTGTCTTAGTGACAACCCCTTTATAAAATCCTGTAATCCTATTGTTATTCGTTTTAACGCTCCACTCAAAATCACGTAAATCACTATAATTCGCAAAGATACCAAGAGAAGTAAAGTCTAGTGTTTCATTGTTTGAATTTGTATGTTTAATTTTATCCAGCATATTTTCTCACAATCCTTCCTACTTCTCTGCCATCTAACATAACAACGAAAGAGCCATCATTTAAAGCTTTTACGATAATATCGTGCATTCTATCTTCGTCAGATAATAAAGCGATGATTCTATGCAATGCGTCTAGGATTTCATCAGCCCTATTGTTAGATGCCTGATTAATCATCTTCATTAATGTATCTCTTCCGGCCACAACTTCAGCGCCTGCTTCTCCAGCACCGAGCATCTGACCGTTAGACATTCCAAAAATAGTTGGAGCGTCCAAGATCATTGGATTGTCCATCGCTTGAGCGTACCATTTAATGCCTAGTGATGGGATTTTCCCCTTTAATAAATCCCCAACGTTCCAGCCGTTAGGTTTGATATTAAAGTGAGGCAAAGGGATGTGAGGCCATGAGATTTTAAAATTAAAGAATCCTTTAATTTTGCTTATGATGGCTTTCACAAAATTAGCAGCAGCACTCATTGGAGACATGATAGCACTCTTGATACCATTCCAAACACTTGAGGCATGTGACTTAATAAAGTTAAAGCCTACTCTAACACCATTCTGCAACTCTCCTATAATCGCTAAAACTTTAGTCTTAGCACCGAAAATAGGACTTTCAATAACTTTCTTGATGTTATTGAAGATGCTTGATACGTGGCTTTTTAGACTGTTAAATAGGTTCTTCGCCGTATTGACAAGAGAACCACCCATGCCGCTTATGCCTTTAGCAATTCCGCTGATAAGCCCTTTTCCTAAGTTCCACCAATTAATTGCGTTCCATACGGCAAAAATGGCATAGATAATTTTAGGAATATTGGCAATCAGCGAAGGAATAGCCATTACAAGGCCTTTAATGATTTCAGCGATGATTTTCACACCCCACACAAAAATAGTCTGAGCACTGTTAGAAAATGCATTTGCTAGATTTGCTATGATAGTAGGCACTTTAGATATTAATGTAGGAAGTGAACTCATTAATCCTTGAACGAGATAAAAGATTAATTTCATACCAATGCCTACAAGTGTAGGCAAGTTATTTAATATGCCTTGTGATAATGCTAATAAAATGTCTAATCCTTTAGACATGATAGCAGGCATATTATTGGATAATGCCTGTCCTAAGCCGTCAATTATTTTCCCAAACATCGAAACTAAGGCAGGCAATTGAGAAACAATACCATTCACTAGCTGAACAATCATGCTCATGCCTTTTGATACAATGCCCGGTGTTCCATCCGCTATTTTATTGCTGAATCCATCGACAATGCCTCCAAAGCCTTCGATTGCTTTAGGCAGCTCATTAGTTACTAGATTAAGTAATTCGTTAAAAATAGGAGCGATAACACCAGGCAAAGCGCCGACTAAGCCAGCCACTAAATTAATAGCTGCAAGAATTAAAGAAGGCGCTAAATCAATGATCATATTCATTAATTGCGGTGTTATCTGTATTAGTGCATTAGGCAGTGCATTAAATACTTCCTTGATTTTTGGAGTCACGTTTTTAGCGAGAGTTCCTAAGCTGGTAGTGAACTCACTGATAAGCGGTCCGACTGCCTGTTTAGGGTCTGCTAAACCTGTTAAAAGGTTATCCCATGACGCTTTTGTCATCTTCATAGCACCGTCGATGGTTTTCATCGCTTCTTCGCCAGTAGTACCAGTTATTCCAAGTTTGCCTTGAATAGCGTTAATTGCTTTGTATACATCACTTAAATTATTAATATCATAATGTATACCTGTCAGTTTTTCAGCGTCTTGTAAAAGTCGCTCCATTTCTGACTTAGTACCGCCGTACCCTAATTTTAAGTTCCTTTATATTCACATAAGGTCGTTAGTCTTATGCCGTTCTCTTACGAACTGCTTTATATCACTATAAAGAGTAGACTATCTCTTGAACGATATAATCGTTCCCTCGCACTTCCAATCACTTGATTGTACTCTACTCACTTTCATAACATTTATTATGTGCTTTCGATAGTCGTTACACCTTACTATTTCTAGTCTTGGCACGGTATTGTCTTTTCTAAGAGTTCCACCGTTTTCACGAGGTTTTAGTTGAACTATTTTGTTAATCCAACATTGTGTAGTTCTGCTTTGAGAACCCCTGATAAGCGTTTTGGATATCTTCCATATTGGTGCCCATCTTATTCGCATTATCAGCCATATCAATAACAGCCATATTAGCAACCTTAGCCGCTTCTGTCTCATTGGCTGTTGATTGCTTTAATGCTGCAGCAAAAGAAGTAATAGTATTCATATAATCATTCGCACTCATTCCAGCCGTCTTATATGCTACTTTCGCATTATTCATGACCTCTGTCTGTGCTTGTATTAATTGATTATATTTTCCTTTCGCTTGATCAACTGTCTGACCGACTTTCTCAGCATATTCCTTTAGGCTCATGCCCTGAGCGCCAAATAAGGTTTCAACACCACCGGCTAACTGCTCATACTCTGAATAAGAAGATACAGCGAACTTAGTTATAGTACCTATTGCAGCACCTGCTGCAGCAACTCCCTTAACTGCTAGCTTTCCAACTTTAGGAGCAATCTCCCCTATTTTGCTAACGTGTTTTTCTAGTTTGCTGGATTCATCTTTTGCTGTGTTAGTTGTGTCTTTTAAATCTTTCTTTGTCTTATCAACGCCTTTCAGTCCGATAATACCAAAGAGTTTAAATAATTCTAACATTTATTTCCCCCTCTCTTTTTTCTTAAAGATTAGGATTAAAATTGTTAAGAATTTCATAGGAGTCATTTATAGTTGTTTCCATCTCTTCATCTGTCATTGTTTCAGATGTTTCAATTCCTGTGTTTTTCTTCCACTTAGCCATCATTTCATTTTTAAAGTCAGCAAATGACTTGTCATAAACTTTTGATTTCCAAATGTCGTATAACTTCTCGTCTGACACATTGTCAGCAAGTTCAGAAATGAACTCTGAAAAATTAGAAAAAGAGATCATGTTATCAATCAGTTCCATGGGGTTGGAATACCTCTTATAAACCAAATCCATGAAGCCGACTTCTCCTATTTCAGCAATCCAGAAACAACCTTGTAAAAATCTTTGAATTCATCTTTTTGAAAGATTTCAATAATCATCTGTGCAAGTTCTGCAAGTGATAAGCATTCAACCTGCTTTCTATTTAGATTGCTTACAGCTGATAAGAATTCAAAAACCTCATTTTCACACTTGCCAATGTTTTCAAAAATGACAGAGACACAAGAAAGAATGATATTGAAACCAACTTTTTCAGTTAGTTCCTCTTTTGATAGTCCTTCCTTATTCTCTGCTAGTTTAGCAATCTCGTTTGCATTAAAGCATTTTTTGAATTCCATAATGCCAAACTTATTGATTAGTTTAATGATTAAAAATGCATCTGTTGCTTTTAATTTTCTTAATTTATATTCCATAAATAACTCCTTTCAATTCTTAATTTAGTTATGCAGCTACGGCGCTAGGGTAATAGATGTGATAAGGTAGTACATTCTTATCAGCCTGTTCTAATTCTGCATAGCATTCAAATTCGGCTTCAGGTACTACCATCTTTTTATTTTCACCTTCAATAGAAAAACCTGATGTGCATAGTGCCTTATCAAAAATAATGATGATTGGAGTTCCATCAATCTTCTTTCCGACATATGCTAGATTTTCGTAATAGTCACCTTTTTCAATCTGTGGCTTAGATACTAATTCTGTATATCCTGTTACCGTGCTGCTTTCCGCTTCTTTAGCAAAGATAGATTTCTTAATAAAATCAGGAGTGATTTCTGCCATTTTAAATTTCATCTTGGCGCTTTCTCCGACTTTTAGAGTGCCACCAACGAATTTGACTGTTGCTCCATCAATATCTAAGTCTAATAATTCAGGAGAAAAACTTACTGAACCACCGCCTGAAGTGGCGCAAAATAATGATTCTACAAAGTTCCATTTACTACCCTCATATTTCAAGCCTTTATGAATAGTTCCAGCACCTAACATAATGTTTTCAGGTGTTTTGGCTGTAATCCCACTTGAAGGAATGATTTCATTCGCCATATATTTATACCTCCCATTCCTGAATAGTTAAATTAATCTGTATTTTCTGCAATTCTATATCGTCTACACGAATCGGCATTGAATAGTCATAATGTACTGCTATGCCTGTTCCGCTCGGTAAGATGGCTCTCTTATCCTTGAGAGCCTTTTTAATAATTTCCTTTTGCTTTTCTAGTTCTAAATAACTGCCTCTTGTTACACCTGTAAGAATAAAGGTGGTTTCCTGATAATTGGTCTCTGCACTGTATTCACTTTCTAAGTACTCGCCAACCCAATAAGGATATTCAACCTTATCAGTCTTGTAATAGAGAAAGTGATAGTTAATAAGTGGTTTTAAAATGCTAGAGATAAAATTCAAGCCCTCTGTTGTCATTTTCCAATATCTCCAAAGATTTCCTCGGCTCTTGCTTGAATCTTCTTCTTAGAGGAGTTCTTGGCTTTCTCGAGTGCTCTAGATGGTGCTTTTCCTGTAGTGGTAACCCATCCGTATTTAGGATGCTTATACTTCCATTTGGTTTTACGACCATTTCCTTTAAGAGCATACTCACCTGTTCCGAACTCTTCCCATATAGCGTTTTCTTCTGCTGAACCAACAATACCAATCATATTGTCAGCGTCTACCACGTGCTCCCACGAGTTTTTTAACTGACCAGTGTCCACTCTGGTGTTTCTTTTAACTTGTGACTCAAGTTCTCCACTTGCTTCTTCCAAAAACTTTAAAGCTGCATTCTCAATTTCGTCGATTATAAACATTGAGTTATCTTCAAATTGTATTTTGCTCATTCTGCGCACCTTTGTATCGTAAATAGATTTCTAAATGTTGATGTAATCCCATTGGATCATCAATGAGAGTTACATCATAGACTTCACCATTCACAATCAATCTTGAGTTATCAGCGTTATAGCCTTTCAAGTCCTTATAATCACAGATGAAGATATGAGTTGATTCCTGTACTTTAGCGTTAAAGTTAGTGTAATGACTATCACCGCTTGATAAGTCTAAGAAGCCAAACAAAGAGATTGATTCCGCATAATCTTCAATGGGCTCACCAATTTCATTGAATGAATAGATGCACTTTAGAAGAACCGCCGTAATGTTTCCACCTATCATGTTAGAACCTTGCTTTCATATAAGGTTTTAGAAAGCCTGTGAGTGACTTTGGATAACCAAGAGAGGAATTATCTCCATCCATGTTGAAATAGGTCACAGAGTGTCTAGAAATCGTTTCTGACTGTACTCCAACCTTGCTTCTATTCTCTTTATCCCATTTCATGAGGTTGATAACACCCATTTTAATGTCGGCAGGATATTCAACTTTAGTACATAAGACACGAGCCTCATTATTGACAGACTTGTCAACCACAAAGTCATGCTCATTTGCTTCTGTAACAGTATATAAAGCATCATTAAAAGATGAATTAGATACCTGTACAGTGTCACCGACCTTAAAAAATTGAGGGCCATTAAAAGAAAAACGACCGTCTGAAATATTGGCGGTCGTTCTAAAATTGCGCATTTGGAAATTATTATTAGTGTATTTTCTAATCATCAATTCTAAGGCTTCTAATTTCATTTTGATGATTCCATCAGATTCATCCGTATCGTTCAAAAGCCTAAATTCTTCAATTGTCATGATCATAGAAAATCACCTCTTTTCTTATTTTTTAGCATTGCCTTTTGGCTTGGCTTCTGTTTTTGGTGCTTCTGAAACTGCCTCAGTTTCTTCTTTCACTTCTTCTACAGTATAGCCATGTTCTTCGAACCACTGCGCCACCCATTCGTCATATACTTCAGCCTTGCCATAAGCAAACTGAACACCTGCAGCACCGATGCCACAGTAATCTTCAATAGGTGTCTTCACTTCATAATGTTTCTTTTTATCCATAGTCATACCTCCTATAAGATTTTAACGTTTCTTAATACTCCAGCGCCTTTTGTATTCTTTAAGGCAACACAGGCAACCATTTCAACTTCACCCTTCTTGACTGCTCCTGGAGTGTTGAAATCAGGTAAATAAGTATTCACTCCGCTAGATCCTGTTAAAGTAACACCGTGGAATCCTTTCTTTACATCGAACTTAACAGCATAGATATCTGTTAATCCTGTCACACTTGTTTCAGAACCAACTTTTCTAGTCTTTAATCCGATGATAGGAGTTTCAACAGCTGTTTCTCCTGAAGCAGTTACAACGTCGCCTAAATCAATTAATCTCACTTTGTTTTCTCCAATAGTAGTAACAACACGGCCGAAAGCCTCTTCACTTTCTGTCTTATATCCTAATACTCTAGCGACAGTCTGAATTTTAGATTTCATATCTTCATTCACAAATAAAGCGTCTGCGCCTGTTTTATTGATTAATTTGATTAATGCTTCATAGAATACACTGGCATTTTCTTCTAGCTTAGCCATTGTTGACAAGTCATAGTAAGCGCCTGTGTTAAATTCTGTTGTCTGACCAACTAAGAACTTGTCTAAACCGTCAAAGGTTTCAGAGTTAGTTGCTGAATCTCCATTGATCATAGCATTGTGGAATGTTCCAATTGCTGAGATGACCTTTTCATCAATCTGGTATGCCATGTTATCGTACATGCCTTCTGCATCCTTGATAACACGATCAATTTCAAAAGCGCCACCGAATACCTTTAAGTCAACGGCTTTCTTTTCTAATTTTGCTTCACTAGAAGTATATTCAGTATTTAAAGCACGGAATGCAGTGTTAGAAGGTAATTTAGTCTGTACATATCCATATGTTAATGTAGAGCCTCCACTTGGTGATACTGCATTATCGAATGGTAATAATTCTAATACTTCGGAATGTCTGATAAATGTATCAACTACCTGTTCAGCGACTTTGTCATGCATTCCAACTTTCATGTCTTTTAATAAAATTGGCATATATTAATCCTCTCTTTATTCTTTATTTTCATATCTGTTTCTGATTGCTCCTGTCAATGTGGTTGGTTCAGGAGTATCGTCGGTTTTGCCACCTGGTAAGTTATTTTCATCAATTTTCTTAGATGTTTGGGTTTCGAACTGATTAGGATAAATAGTCTTTAAATTCTTCATTTTTTCATCAATGCCTTTTAACTTGCCGTTTTCGTCAAGTTCGGCCTTAAAATCACTGCCATTACCTAATTTAAAAAGTAAATAATCAATGTCGTCAGCCTTGGCACCAGCTGAAAGAAGTTCAATCTTTAATGCTGACTCTGTCTTTGCTTTTTTTAGTTCTTCCTGCTGATTTCTGATAGTTGTCTCAAATTCTGCAATCTTAGCAGCCATATCTTCGCCTTTTCCGGCCGATTCTTTTAGACCTTCAATAAGTTTCTGAGCGTCCGTTAAATCGGTATCTTTCTTATTTAATAATTCCTCAAGAGCCGTATATTTGCCTTTATCAACGTATTTACCACTTGCTAGATTTGCAATCTTAATCTGTTTATCCTTATTCGCTTCATCGCCGTTATATGCATTTACTGCATTAGCCACCTGTTCAAATAACTCAGTGCCTAGAATATCCTTAAGAAAATCCATGTAATACCTCTCTCCGCTTCGTTTTTAAATCTAGTGTCTTCTAGTGCGGTCGCAGTTTTAACATCATGCTGGATGAATTTTTTAACCTTTTAAATGCCGTGTTCAGGGCAAAATAAAAAGAGACTACGTCTAGCCTCTGTTTCTATTTCTGTTTAATACATTGTTTTTATTCTTGTATTGCGGTGGATCATGAGAAAGTTCTACTGTTTCATAGAACTCATGACCGCATATCATGCACTCATAGTGCGTTTTTCTGATTGCACACCCTCTGTTTTTATCGAAGTATCTTTTTGATTCTACTTCAAAATAACAGTGTCTGTGCGGTCGCAGTCCTTCAGACATTAAATACCTCCTTTCAGGGTAAAATAAAAACGGTTCTTCAGAACCGTTTAAATAACTTCTACTTTCTAAACATTAATAGTATTTCTTCTGTTGGCTGATCCAGATGGTGTTCTTGTAAATATTTTGTCAGACCACGCAAATCATACGGTACCGGTTTTGTACTACACTTTTCACCATCTTCTAAATCCCCAACATATAAGCCTTCAAAGCCCTGCTCAAATGTCGGATCTGGTATTGGCTCAAATTTACTTTTCATCATTCATCCCTCCAATTGCATTTCGCTAATAAATCTTTTGCTACTGCGGTATCTAAATAAAAATCATAACCGCCTAAATATTTTGCACCTAATTCACTGATATAATAATTTAATAATTGCCTATTTGCAGCTTTGCTTTCAACATAACCATCATAACCCTCATCAAACGAGGCCTTCGCCGCAATAGCGAATAAATGTGCACCAATTCCTTTGTACTCTTTATCTTTCGTTAAATTGCCATTACTTTTAGGATTAGCGACTACCCAATGAATCTTTATGGTTGAATTTTCGTGCACAGGTTTATATGCTATAATGCCTTGTATTTCCTCGTTGCCTTCTGCGAATATAGCTTTTATGGTCTGATCACGTGGAACCTTAGACCAATTAATATACCATCCGCTTGTCTTATTATATCCTTTTAATTCGCTTCGTTTCATTTCTTTCACGGTAGTATTGACCACTCTGTCTGTTTTGCATTCAATAAGGCAAGGCGCGAACCCATCTATTTCTATGTTTATATTACCATCATCATTTGAGCTTTTCAATCTGTTCGATGTCATCAAGTATTTTTCTCTAAAGTCTCGAAAATCATCGCTTTTATCTAAATCATAATAAGCCGCTCTCTCTTTCAATATCTTCAGTTCATCAGCATCTAAAGCCCACCTAGCACGTTGAAGTAACGCACATCTGCAGTTCACATCCTGTGAAGCAATCCCAAAGCCTCCAGGATACATGACTTCCATATCATCAACCACAAAAGGCTCGTCTATTTCTGCAAGCTTCCCATCAAGAAGCCTGTGCATTGGTCTAGTTCTTCCATCTAGTGTAGCATCCCATTGTTTGACTACTTCACAACCTTTAGCTTTTGCTGCATGCTGTGCGTCATTGGCACTAAGAACCTGGATTCTATGTCCTTCTGTTCTAGCAATCCTCATTGCTTTATTAAAACCAATATTAGACGCTCCATCTATGTTTCTAGCAATGTGTGCATAAGATGAAGATGTGGCTATGCCTCTTGAGATATGCTTTGCAATCTGTTTCTTAAGAATGCCAACATCAATACCCATTCTAGTATACAGTGGTACACTCAATTTAGTATTTAACGTCATAGCCCTAGTGACTTGCTTCTCATTGATAGGAGTAATTAGCGGTATGCCTTGGCCTTGAATATCGTACATAGTTCCAACATATCCTGTGTAATAGGAATCTGTTAGATATCTTGTAATACTGTCATAAGAATCAACGTTTAAATTCCCAATCAGTTCATCTAACTGCCTTTTGAGATTTTCTTGAAACTTCTTCTGATATATCTGAGATTGAAGCAATGATTTCTGCTTTTTATCTAATTCATCGAATACAGAAAGAAGTAAATCAATCTTACCGTTTGAAATCCTTATCTTCTGTTCTACTTCTTTAGCTGCATCTTCATATATCTTTTTTAATTCCTTCAGAAGCTTCTTCTCTTCTCGCAGTTTGGCTTTTTCAACTTCTAGCTGTCTTTTATTCATCTGGCACCGTATTGTTTAACGTATCAGTCACATCATCTACTTGCTCGTACGCTTCTTTTGGCTTTGGGAGTTTATCTTTGATTTCTTCATAATCAATATCCAACTGTTCACAAATCAATTTAACAATAGTCTCGTTATCGATTACTTCAGCAAGTGAAAGAATGGTATTAATTTCAGTCTGTCTCTTCTGAGCCTTTAATAATTCAATCTGTGCATTGTCTGATTCATTTGTTATGATTTCTTTTTCAAAACTGTAATAAACATCATCGATATCATAATCAGTCTTGTTGTTCTTATTGATTTCCTTTAGAACAACCTCAAGGATGTTATCCAAGAACTCTTCAAGCCTTGCCTGTAGCTTATTACACTTAAGATCTAGAAGAGCGTATCTTGATTTGATCACAACATTTGTAACATTGCCGTCACCTACCTGTGCAGAATTAAAGCCCATGCCAAAACGATAGATATTTTCTTCATCCTTATCCATGTTCGCAACTCTCGCTTGATAAGGTACTTCAACAGTATGAACTTCAAGCCCTCCACCTTCTGGAACTCCAATCATCTTCTTTGTTTTCAGATTAGTCTGCAACTCTTCAAAGTCATTCCCTTCAAAGCCCTTCACTATATAAATTGGATTGTCAAAGTCGGCTAAGTTGTTAGACAGGCCACAAGCCATCATGTCATAATCATCAATCAATGACTTAATAGCCTTGACTCCTGAATGCTGTTTCTTGTTGTTATCTAATCGAAAGAAAGGAATATAGCCAAAGTTTTCATAATAGATAGTATTATCATCACCATCTTTGGTGTAGATTACATGTGGTCTTGGATTGATACGTTCGGAATCATCTAGCAATAGTCTTCCGTTTTCTTCCTGAACATAGTAATATGTCTGATTTTCATCCCATACCTGAATACGTTTAATTGCTTTGCTATCTTTGGTCAGTTTATCGATGTACCAATAAATGACATAAGCGCATCCATCATCGGTCTCTCTTTCTCTGACTTCGATAACTCCTAGAGAGTCAGCACACTTGAATGTTAATCTGCCTTTCTTGTTTACGTAGGCATACATATATTCAAAGCCTTTCGTGATAGCTCCAGTAATCACTTCACTAAGAGCGTTTTTGAATTTTCTATTGAAATACTTATTTAATTCTTTCTGCAGTTTAGTGTCATCTGAGTGAACTATGCCGTCTTTTCCGCTCAAGATATACTGTACTTCCTGGTCCACCAATTCACCAAAGAAGCCGTGACACTTCTTAACATTGGCTCTAGTTGTATCTTCGACTAAAACACCGTCCTGATTATAGTAGAACATTCTATAATCTAAGATATCGTGTTCAGACTCATAATAGCGTTCTCCGACTCTTGCGAGTCGTTTCTTTTTTGATGTCTTATCATCATTGATAAACTTCAAGATTTCTTCTTCTGTCAGCATTCAATCACCTCTTTTTCAAAGTCATCAGCTAAACCAACAATATGATCAGCATAATTTCCAAATAAATCGCACATTGTTTCTTCTCTATAGCAATCCATTGAGAAGCCTAGAGAAAATAAAAAACAGTGACATAACTCATGCATCACTGTTCGTCTTGTTAACTCCTTAGACATCCCTTTTCGAATATAGATTGTTTGTTCTAGAAACTTTGTAAGGCCTAATATAGTGTTATCGCCATCATTTAAAAAGTCCTTGTCACTGTCAGCGTATTCCATTGTCCAGTTGATTCCATTAATACTAAATTCCATGTAGTTATCTCCTTTACAAAGTCCACTTTTTCTGAAGTATTTCGTACTCCATGGCGTATCTAGTGGCATCGATAGCGTGGTTATTCTTATCAGGAAAGTCGCCTCTAAGGTTGCCGTCCTTATCTTTTTCAATCTCATATTCATTAAATTCCCTGTAAGCATTAGGACATCTAACAGGATCTATGATGATTGATTCTAAGTCCTGTAAGAACTTAATACCGTTTTTCACGCTGTCAGGGCCTTTCTTGGCGCCTGTTATTTTTAATCCTAATAATTTGAATTCGTTTATAGTTCTTGGTTCAGCTGAGTCAGCAGTGACCTGATTGTTAAGTGGATTAATCTCTTTGATAAGTTTGACGGCATCAGCGTTCGACAACCTAGTGCCATATACTTCATCAAAAATAAAAAGACGTCTGCGCGTCTTGTCATAATTCGCTTTGATAAAGGCTAAAGGGTCACCAGCATAACCAAAGTCTAGCCCGAATTTTAATCTATCAAATACATCAATTTCTTCTTTTGTGATTTCTCTAATATCAAGGTTTGTGAAAACCTCACTACCTGTACCAGTTACTTCGCCTAAGTAGTCATGATTGTATTTTTCAATATTTGTTTTCTTAGTATGCTCTGCTTCAATTAGAAACTGCTCCCCAAGCCATTCAGGAGGCGCCTGTAAGTAAGTTGTATGAGAGACATATGTATCATCCCTCTTAACTAGAACCTGCCTGTTGCACCAATTTCTTTGGCTTTCAGGAGGGTTGAAGGAATAAAAGACACAATACTCGTGCCCACCACGAAGAAGTGACTGATTGATATTGGTTATCTTGTCATAAGTCTCAAATTCGTCACATTCTTCATACCAGACATATTTAACATAACCTATATGGACCTTTGTTGACTTCATTTTTTTAGGTTCATCGGCACCCTTGAATATTATCTGCTGACCTGTTGGCATATAAGTCATTTTCAATTTGGACTCAGGTATTAACCAATCATCCTGAGCACCTAACTTATAGATGCCCCACTTAATCTGTTCATACACTGAATCTCGGAGCGTATCTTTTACTCGTCTCATAATGACTGCATTACTCATTACACCTCGCTGAGCATCTCTCATAATGCCTAAAGGTATCTCAACACCTATAAAAGAGGACTTTAAAGAACCACGGCCACCTTTTAACCAGTAATGCGTGTAGTCATTGTTTTTGATATGCTTATGAACATCATAGAAAGCAGGACCAATAATGGACTTTAAACTAACTTTCATCTATATCATCCACGATTACTGTCTTGCCGTTCGATGTAACATCTACATTTTCCGTAAACATACCAAAACGCTTGCCTAATAATTCAGCAGCTTTAAGCCTTTCTTTCTCGTCCGGAGGCTTCTGTATGACCTTCTGCATACCGTTACCGTTCATGATCATTACATAAGACTCTGATTTAGCGCGCATAACAGATGTTAGATATTCAACTATCTCCTGAATGTCGGCAGTATTCTCATTATGAATTTCTTCCATCTTTTCAGAGATATACTTTTGTATCTCTTCTTTCTTTAAAAGCTTAGAAGCAAGAGGTGCTGCACTTATGGCGCTTTTACAATTATCATATACTGCTAGATATGCTCTTGTAGCATTAGTATCTTTTAGATACTCATCACAAAATAGTTTCTGCTTTTCTGTCATAGTCGCACCCCTTTCTTATCATGTAACAAAAAAGAGGCTTTATTATGCCTCTCTGCTTAATTTGCCTCTTTTTACCATTATATAACATATAAATGCGCAGTGTTGCGCCGTTTAACGTTTATAGCCGTGTATTCACGTTAAGTTAGAATAACAATCATCTTTTCAATTGCATCATGTATATACTTCTCTGCTGTTCTCTGCGATACATGCAGCATGTCAGCAGTATCATAGATGCTCATTAATTCGATGTATCGATAAAAGAGTACATCCCTATGATTGATATCATCTAGTTTATCTATATTTTGACGTATGAGAGCCATTTCTTCTAAACACCTATCCTTCATCATGATGTAATCGTTCTGAGTCTTTGGCTCTGAATATGAACCTGTCGGACTGTCTCTATATGAGATGGCTTTAACATTGATTAACTTATTTTGTAGATAGTCTGCTTTGTCCTTTAGATTTCTATATGATTTTAAATATGTTCTGACTTCTTCGGCTGTCATACGTTACCTCCTTATTCAAAAATAAAAAATAAATAAATCACTATCACCAGTACAAATAAAATAAAAAACAAAAATTAACCTCCTTTCTGGAGAAGAAGAAAACAGTCCTTTACTCTTCCTATTGGTTTTCAATTTCCGTCTTCTCTTCTCCCAGCAACATCATAACTTATAGTTGGATAGCAAAATTAGCGCTTCATACTCTTATTCTTTGCAAAAGAAGGTGAATGAGATTGAAGCAAAGCCATGACACTGCTGTTGTTTGTTGGTTTTAGAATAGA